ACTAGTTTAACAAGTAATTTGTTTTCTTCTGCAACATCTGTAATTGTCAAAACCAAAGACGAAGATCAATTTTTAAAATGGCTAGTAGAAGAATATGGAATGACAAGAGAACAATTAAAAACAGCACTAACATAAACTAAATAATTAATCATGGCAAATCTAGAGATGGAAGAATTCATTAAAAATAACATCCTTGATACTGTATCAAAAAAATATGAATACAGTACAGACTCCTTAGATTATTTAATGACAATCAAAGGACAATTACAAAACGTGATCGAAACTGTTGATGAAACTATTGATTACATGGTCAAAGTAAAAACAATACATGATCATAAAAAAGAAAGGGTATATCCCTTTTACGAAGGAGATCACTATTGGACTATTGAAAACGGAAAAGTAGTTTGGTCTTGTTGGGATCCTTTATCTGAAGAGATGCACTTAGAAAATCCTGGTAAAATATATTATTATTCAGAAGATGAGGCAAAAGTTTCTTTGGAGAAAATCAAAAAACAAATGTTGTAATTATGAAACAAGACAATATATACATCAAGATTAAGGAGATGTTTCCAGATGCACCAGATCAATTTATAAATGCTATGTACCACAATATTAAGGGTAAACAGTATTTATGGAGAGAAGAAAAGTTGAACGATGATTCAATTTCAGATGTAAATATTTTTGGTGTGTCAGACTAAATAACTATTTTTGCAATGTCCGACAGATAGATTATTAACTAAAAAAAAAACTCTTATTATGAACGAAAGTAAAATTCAAGAACTTCAGAAACAGTTCGGATACGATTTATATCAGAGCCTTATCAATTCAGGAGAAGCATGGAAATCAGGAGGCACCATTACTAAACGATGTAAGGAAGCCTTATTGACAGGAGCGTGTTATTTACCTTATCAAGAATATAAGGTAAATATTTTTGTGTTGGTACCTAGTAGATATCAAGTTGGCAAAAATGCTATAGGATCAATTAATAGATCAAAAAAATATTGGTCTGACCAATGGAATATTTCTCAAGAGATTGGGAAAAATATACATCAATCAATAACAATTTAAAATTAAACAAATGGATGCCGTAACAAAAGATATACAAATTGTCTGCGATACAGTAAGAGTTGTAACAAAAGCCGATCCAATGGCAAGAAATCGATTAAGACAAAATGTTGATGCCAGGAGAATAGTTTATAAAATATGTAGAGACACATTAAATCTCACCTATTTAAAAACAGCAAGGTTTTTTAATAAAAATCACGCTTCAGTATTACATGGTCTAAAACATTTTGACGACTTGTTTGAGACAGATAGACAGTTTAGAAATAATTACAAAGCAGTAATGCAAGTAATAAGTAGTTTGGAGTTTTCTGAAAACCCTATTATAGATCCTCACGATATAATTGTAGACTATGTAAATCTACAAACCGATCATATAGATGTACAGCAGAAATATGAATCGCTACTTAGGTCGTTACATAGAAAAGTTTTAGAAAATGTAAATGATATGCTAAAACCTATTGATAATGTGGTTTTACATAAAATAATGGCAGACAACAACTGTTCAAAAACATTACAAAAAACAGTACATCAAATATTATTAAAAAAAAATGAAAGATTATGATATTTTTTTTATAAAACATTGCAATGACCTATAATTTAATTTAATTTAAATTATCTTTGCACTAACAAAGTAAATAAAACACATTTACTATTGTAAATTTAACTTAGAGTCAACCTGACTACTTATATGCCCAAAATCATAAAACAGGAGATATGACCTAAAACTATTATTAACTATGAAAATTTGAAAACTAAAAGAATTGCAAGAACCCACGAAAATTTTAAAAACAAAGCACTAAAACTATTACAAATCAAAGAGATTCCTACGACAGAAGTATGTATGTATCTGTATGGGAGTAAATTAAAAAAAAGCACATTAAACCAAAAAAAAACAGGTACTTCTCCATTGTTATTTGCAGAAGCAATTAAAATTATAGAATATTATGGTCACCTTGCCGATAAAGTAGATGACATAATTAACGAATAAACAACTGTACAAATATTTATTAATAACTAAAAAAAACTTTCCATGAATACAGAAACCTTCATGTCTTTATTAAAAGAAATCATTACTCTTTTAGAAAGTGGATTAATTTTAAATTATGGAAAAAAATTTTCTAATCTTACTATAACTTCCTACAGACAGGTGTACAATCAAATGAATTCTTATCAGTTTGATTTTAATATAGAAAATTTAGATCTAAACAATGTAACTAATAGAAAAGATAGGCTTAAGGTCACCCAAAATTTACAGGGTCATGTAAACAAATACCTTAACATGATGTTAGATGATTGCAAACATAACAACACTAGAAAGAATCATCTTAAAATAATTAGAACTACACTTAAAAAAGCAGAAGCATATTATGGTTACTTGTTTCCCAATCTTCAAAGTATGCGAGAATTACAAACAGAAGTAATTGCTTTAAATCCAACACAAGTGGAGTTGATACATAACAACAACCCGGGAATCGAACTCGAAGACGTTTGGTACTACACAAGACTAATGTTATACTCTTGTATGCGAGTAAGTGACCTGGTAAACTTTCAAGCATCATCTGATGGAAGTGTGGTCACTATAATTACTAAGAAAGGAGTTGGTGCTATATCATCTTTTTACTTACCAAAAGATGTGCGTAAATTTTTAGAAGGCAAAGGGTCTTTTTCACATTCTCCACAATACTTTAGGACTCAACTCAAAACCTTATTAAAATCTTATAAAGAATTTCAGGATAAAAGAATAGTATATACTTACGATCATAACGGAAATCCTGTGCATGAAGAAAAGTTTTTGTATGAAATAATAACTCCACACAAATTAAGATCAAGTGGAATAACATATCACTTGTCAAAAGGATTAAGTGAAATAGAAACTAGAAATATTAGTGGCCATGCCAATGGATCTACTGCTTTTTATAGATATGTGAAGCATTCTAACACAGAGTCTATAGAAAAACAAAAGCAATATATTTAAATCTAAATACTAAACACATCAATATTTAATAAAGTTACCATTGTTAATAAATACAAACAATGTTAATAATACGATCGTACATTGTAATTAAATTGTCTTACCTTTATTATAAATCACCACGACATGAAACACCATACAAAAACATGGTCAGATTTGACTACGAAAATAGCGAAATCATTCATGATCGTAAGAGATTTTCTCTTAGAGATTTCAAACTTTTTATGCTCACACATCACGAAGACATATGTATGGGGCGAAGAATAAAAGGATGGATATTTGATTGGGAATCTATCTTGTTTCACGCAAGAAAATATTATATTATTAACTTTTATTTAAACAATTTAAAAAACTCAAAATTATATGAAACTAAAAAGAAAACTTAAAAAAATATCAATAGGTAGGGACAAACTAATTGTTCCATGGATTGAAAGGTTAAATTATTTTAACGACTATTTTAGACCCAGTGGCTACACATTAGAAACTGACGTTATTGATATGAACGATAGTATTATAGTGATGATCGGAAGGGTATACAACTCAGACCGAATAATGGTTGCGGATGGTGTAGCACACAAAAAAACAAACGAGCCATTTTCTTTTCAAAAATGCCAATCAGGAGCATTAAATCGTGCATTATTCATTCTTGGAATAGTAGATAGCGAAGAAGACTCTATCATGGACGAAGACGAAGCAAGTGAACTTCAAAGAAACAAAGGATCAAGCGGATCAGATATTTTTAAATCTATGTTAGCATATGTATCAGTTGATTATAATGCAGTAGAAAAAAGAATTCCTGCTAATAAATCAAACTTAACTAATGAACAAATTAAAGAGTTAAAGTATTTGATTAATTCCGAAAAGTCTAAAAAGGCTATAGCACAAGCAAGCAAGTAATAATTTTAGGGAGGTCGCAAACCAACAACCAAACAAGTAAGAGCCAATTGTTTTTACTAGACCTCCCTTTATCAAAAAATTAAAAATGTTAGAGAGAGTTACAGAGAAAAAGTCCACAAGAATAACCTTTAGGCTTACACCAAGTGAAGTTACAAACTTACATATAGAGTGTAAACTACAGGGTAAAAACATTTCTGAAGCAATAAGAGGAGCATTAAAAGAAACCTATAGAATATGAGTAAAATTCAAAGAATACCAACTGCAAAACTCACTTATGAAGAGTGGGTAGAATTAAGAAAGTCACTAGTGTACAAGGGAATGGTCGGAGGATCTGATGCATCTACGCTATTAGGACTAAATCCCTGGACATCTAAGATCACAAGATGGAATCAATCTGTAGGTACTGCAAAGATTAAAAACATTGACAATGAAGTTATGTTTCATGGTAGACTTTTGGAAGACTATGTAGCAGATCTGTGGCAATATTGGACAGGAGATCCGATAGAGATGATTAATAACTACCAGGCAAAAAACAAATTAAGAAAATCAATTAGAAGAAATTCAATTTTTATAAATCCAAAGTATCCATTTCTGTTTGCTAATATTGACAGACAGATCACCATGCACGATGAACAACATGGTAAAGGGGTTCTAGAGATAAAAACTATATCAGGATATAATGCTGATAAATGGTCGGGAGGAATACCTCCTTACTATATCGCACAGATCCAATTATACATGCTTGTTCTGGGATATGAATACGGACAGTTTGCTTTCTTAAAAGATGGTAGACATATGGATGTTTTTACTGTAGAAGCAAATCATAACATACAGGAGACTATTCTTGAAGAGGCTGAGAGATTTTACCACAGCGTTCAGGAAGCAAGAAACATTATAGATATTAAAGGTGAAGTAATAAACACCAACGAAAAATATAGACTCATATCTCATCTAGAACCTGATGTAGAAGATGAATATAAAGTTGATCTTGATCAGTTTTTATCTGAAAAACATAAAGCAATGGTTGATCGAGTGAAAATAGATTCTGATGATGAATTGTTAAGTCTTACAAGAAGATATGTTGAAAGCAGAGACAATGAAAAAAATGCTAAGAACATAAAGCAATTAGCGATGCAACATATTAAACAAATTCTTATTCATAGAGGTGCACAAGAAGTAGACTTTGGAGATAATGGTAAGATCGTTTGGGGAAAGACCTTTAACGTAAGATTTAAAGAAACAGAAAAAGTAAATTTTTAATATGAAATTATCAGATATAAAAAAAGGCATACTTAATAATTTAGCGGTCAAAAATCGTCACACATTAGAAGTAGATTCAGTAATAGAAGGTAATTCTTATTTTGGTACTTGCATATTTGTAGGAGTTGCAAGGATGTATAATTTTTCTATAGTAGAAATAGAAAACTTTCTTTCAGAAGATCTTCATCACATAAAGTTTTTAGAAGATAAATTTTTAACAATTTTAGATGATTATTTTAATACTAAAGATCCCAGTACAACAGCCAAAGCCTTTTTTATAAAAACTAATTTAATTCTTAATCATATTAGAATAGAGCATGGTAAAACAATTTCTCTTGCAGAAATAATTAAAGAAAAAATCAAATGAACATAAAAGTATTAGGACAAGTAAAATATATCTCAAAAGTAAAAGAGACTAAAGGTCAAGTAAACCACAAATTTGTGAGTTTATGGATTAAAACTTTAGAGGATTCATTTATCTCAGTTAACGCATGGGATGATCATATGGCAAAAATAGAGGGATTAAAGGTTGGAGATATTACAACATTAGAATGTAGATTAGAGTCACACAGAAACAAGAAAAATCCTGAGTTGTTTTTTCATAAAATAATGATTTCATGATTAGATCAACAACAATTATTTATGATGTGTTAAGGAAACAAGATCTGTCTCCTATAGCATATATGTTGTGTGATTTAATTTATAAGTATACATCTAATGATGGTTTTTGCGATGTCAAACTATCTGACTTGGCTGAACAATTAAATTCATCTTCTAGAACTATGAGCAGATATGTCTCTGAGTTGTCAGATAAAATTTTAATTGAAAACATAGGTACCAGGGCACACCCAAAGTATAGAACCACTCCCCTGTGGTTTAAGATCGCTGTATCAGACAATAAGAATGATGATAGTGTTTCCCTTGAGTACCAAAAAGTATGTGCAGATGTTATAAACTACATTAATGAAAGGTACGGAAACAAGTACGTTCCTAGAACTTATGAGAAAAGATTTAAAAGCATCTTATCTAAAAAGTTTAATGGAAAGCCAATTACAGGATCAACAATGGTTAAAGTATTTATGTGGTGTAAAGATAATTGGAGCCAAAAGTATCAATCTTCAGTTACTCCTGAGGTAATATTTGGAAAGAAATTTATAGAAAAGTATTTAATACAATATACAGAGTGGGAGACAATGAGTAAGGTCACCCCCAATAGAAAGAATATAGCAATAATATGACAGACAATTTATCTAAACTGCAAGAACTTGGTATTAATGTAAAGAGTAACACAGGCACCGAGCCACAAAAAACTACATGTCCTAAGTGTTCGCATACTAGGAAAAAAAATAAAAACGAAAAATGTTTAAGGGTATGGGTAGAAACAGGAACTTATTACTGTCACCATTGTGGAGATAACGGATCTGTTGCAGAATATGAAACAGAATATGAAATTCCTACCGTTAGATCATTACCAATATCTGATAAAATTATTTCTTTTTTTAAAGAAAGAGGTATTAATGAAGACACAATAGGATACTATGGGATTACTGAAGGCATGGAGTATATGCCTCAGGTACAGTCTGAGAGGGCTGTTATTCAATTTAATTACATAAGAAAGGGTATAAGGGTCAATGTTAAGTTTAGAGACGCTGAGAAGAACTTTAAATTAAACAAAGGATCTGAACTTATTATGTATGGTTTAGATGTTATTAAAGACTCTTCATGGTGTATTATAACTGAAGGAGAGTTTGATGCTATGGCTTTTTATGAAGCAGGATTACAGCAGGAGCGACTTATGTTTGCCTGTTCTGTGCCTAATGGAGCATCAACAGGAAATCAAAACCTTACTTATTTAGACAACAGCATAAATGAGTTTGAAAATAAAGAAAAGATATATTTAGCATTAGATAACGATGCACCAGGTATTAAATTAAGAGATGAGTTATCAAGAAGAATTGGCAAAGATAGAATTTGGTTAGTAAATTTTCCAGAAGGATGTAAGGATGCCAATGATGTTTTACTTAAGCATGGATCAGAAGTATTAGTCAAGTGTATTGATTCTGCAAAACCTTTTCCACTAGAAGGTGTAAGTAAAGCATCAGATTCTCGTAAAGAAATACATAATTTATATAATTATGGAATGCCTCAAGGAAATACTATAGGTTATGATAATTTTGATAAACTCATGTCTTGGAGGCCATCAGAATTTACATTGGTAACAGGTGTTCCTGGACATGGTAAATCTAGTTTTGTTGATCAAGTTGTTGTAGAGTTAGCAAAGCAAGGATGGAAGTTTGGAGTATTTTCTGCTGAAAAACAACCTATTAAAGTTCATGTTGCTGAATTAATTGAAAAGTATGCAGGCAAAAAGTTTGGCAGAGGATCTGTCGATAATTTGCAACCTGAAGAATTAGATCCGGCTATAGACTTTATCAATAAACATTTCTATTTCATAAACTTAAAAGACAATGATTTAACAGTAGAAGGAATACTTAATAAAGGAAAAGAATTAGTAAAAAAAATGGGAATCAATTGTTTGATTATAGACAATTGGGCTTTTGTTGAACATAAGATTGAAAGAGGTATGAATGAACATCAATATACCGGACTTCAATTGTCGAAGATCAAAATATTTAAAGAAGCATATGATTGTGGAGTTATGTTAGTAGCACACCCACAAAAATTAAAGAAGGAAAATGGGAAGGTTGAGGTCGCTTCAGGTTACAGCGTAAGCGGATCTTCCCACTTCTTTAATAAAGTAGATAATGGAATTACTGTGTATCGAGATTTTGAAAAGGAACTTGTCGAAGTGCATGTTTGGAAGGTACGATGGAGATTCACAGGAAAAACTGGTATGCAGGAATTCATATATAATTTAGATACAACTTGTTATTCAGAATATAATAATGGCGAAATCGAAAAGAAAAATACACAGTTCCCTACATTCAAAGGACAATAGTCAAAGACTCTACAGATTAGAGTGGACTATGAACAGATATAATTCTTCCATAGGTAAGAGTGAACAATTTGATGAAGGAGATCTTTTAAGACCGGCTATGCTTGATGAAATTGTACCAAACAAAGAGAATTATTTTATCAGACCAAATGGTAAAGGACCAGACTATTATCTTTTGTATCAAGGCTTTCATGAATCAGTAGAATATTCAGACATCAAGACTTTTGTAAAGAACAAAATGGTATATGTCTATAATGAATTTAATAAATATGGCAAACACTAACAGAACAAAAGGACACAACTATGAAAGAGAATTAGTTAAGGACTTTAAAGCCTTAGGTTTTACAGACTGTGTTACATCTAGATATGGATCTAAAATGTTAGACGATAAAGGTATAGATCTTATGAACACAGGGGATTTTGTAGTACAAGCAAAATGCTATAAACGAAATCCACAATATAAAAAGGTTTTGGATGATATGGATATTAAACCAACAGACATACCTATTGTGTTTCACAAGGCACCTGGAGGTAAGCAATATTGTATTTTATACAAAGAGGATATGTTAGAATTAATAGAAATGCTTGTGCAAAACAAGATCATAAACACACCATAAATGGAAGAAATACTAGTAAAATATAAAATAAGAATACCCACAATAGATAGGTTACTTGAAGACCATAATAAAAATCATGTAAGTATTGTATCGGTAAACAATACAGAAAAAGAAATAAAAAAATTAAAAGAGTTAGATGAAACTCTTGCAACGAAAATAGACGATGTAAATATTATCGTCTGTGAAGTCCTTGAATGTCTCAAGGCGAGAGGTTTAGACACCTCTGAATATATATAACACTTTAATTAATAATTATGTCAAATTCAGTAGAATTACAAGGTCGCATCAAAGAAATCTCAGATGCACAAACCATTCAAACTCAAAAAGGAGAGATTGAAAAAAGAGTATTAACAGTTGAATTAGGTGCTGATTCTCAGTATCCTGTTGACTATCCTGTTGAAGCAATTGGTGCTAAAGCAAATTTGTTTAATGCATACAAAGAAGGAGATCAAGTTAAAGTTTCTATTAACTTAAGAAGTTACAGAGACCGAGATAATAATCTTAGAACTGCTAACGCTAATGCTTGGAAAATTACTTATGCGGATGGTAACATTCCAAATAGCAATAACACTTACGCTAATAATGTTGAGACAGCAGTAAATGATCTAGACTTTTAATGGATACTAGAGAAAAGATTGAGAGGGTCGGTGCGGAAATCATCGCCCTTCTCATTTCTAAAAATGCTGATTATGGAGATTCCGCTACTGCTCCTATAAATGTATTTAGTGATGGCGATGCTGTTAAATCTTTATGTGCTAGAATAGATGATAAGATTTCTAGAATCAAACAAAAAGGTATATATGATAAAACAGAAGACACAGTTAAAGACCTTGTTGGTTATCTTATACTATTACTTATAGCATTAAAAGATAAAGAAGAACCATTAAATCAAATGAAAAACAGAAATAAACCACCTGAAGATCATAAAGGATGGTTTGGTTACACTAATAATAGTTGGGGGATTTAATTCTTTCAACTATTTTTTTAGTTTTGCTTTCAGCATTTGAAACATATCATTAACTCTGTATTTTTCTAAAATGTCAGAGTGATATTTTGTATACTTTTCTAGCATCTGTGGTGCTTGAGTATCTTTGTAATGTACTGAAATAGTATTGTCGTTTTGATACATGAGTTCTCTCATGTCAGCATCTGGAACACTAAGTATAGATCCTGTTGTTTGAAATGCTTTTCTTACAGACTTAAAAGTGAAACCTGTAATTGCCTTAAAGTTTCGTGATTGTTTTTGATAGAAAAATATGTCCTTAACTCCTCCAATAGGAAAAAGAGAATTACATGTTGGATCAATCATTTTGTTTAATAAAATAATAATTTCCTTAATTGGATCTAAACCCATGTAAATTAGACCCATTTTATTAGTTTTTGATCTATTGTGTTTGTACACCATGTTCTTTTCACCAAATGAGTATGCTTCTGTGTTTTCATACAAATCCTTTACAAACCTGTCCATTGATAACAAAATAAGATCTTGCACATAAAGTCCCCTCATTGAAAACATCATTAAGTAAATTAAAATAGAAGTAACGGACAATTCAAATTGCTCATCGTTAACGTCTAGACGATTAATAACCTTGATTAAGTCATCAGACCTCATCCACTTTGGCTCTAGGTTTTTAGAAGCAAGACCTCTGACGTATGAAAAAGAAGTAAATGTAATATCATCTTTTCGTGCATGGTTGTGAATTGCTTTAGCACTTCTCCTATATGTATTAAACGAAGCAGGACTTCTTTCTAATTTTTGAAATTTATCTTTTAGTTTGAGCCAATTATTTTTATCACATAACTCTTCAAACGAAATTTTTTTAGTACCATTAAAATGTTTTGCAAGTGCAGATAAACTTAATCTATAAGAATTGAAACTACTTTCTTTAATTTGAGTTTTAAGATGGTCATCCATGTATGAAATAACATCGTCCAAGTGAGACCCACCTGAAATCCTATTGCGAGCCTCTTCATATTTCAAAACAGCAAAAACGCTTTGATCATAAAGTTCATCGACAGTTTTTTTTAATTCGGTTATTTTTTTATTTACTAAGCCATAGAAAGGATGGCTAGGTTTAAGTCTTTTGTGTCTGTCATCCCAATGCTTTCTAATGACCTTTATTTTCGTAGGAATTTTTTTATCTAACTGATTCGCTCTAAAACGAACATGTAATAATACAGATCCATCTTTATTAGTTTCATTTCTAGTACATATTGTTAATGCCATGGTCCTTAATTTGTTCCCTTAAGTATATTATACTACTTTAAGGTGGTTGACCACTAAGTTATGCACAATTTAGAAAAACCAGAGAAGATGTTATTAACATTGAGGCAAAGTTATTGTATGTTTGTGGCGACAAAACAACATTTAATTAACATATAATTGGTTTATTATGACCGAATAAAAGATTTTTTTTAGGCTGTTTTACTCTGATAGTGGTGTTTATAAAGAGTTTATAAGGTTTATCATTTGGTCCCTAATTTGGGACACAAGTCTATTGTTAATAAGTTTGTCAGACGATTACTACTTATGTCTGTTATTACCCATTTTTTATTGAACTATATTTTTCAAATCCTCTCGATCCGAAGTAGGCAACATAGATTGTAACTAAAAGAGTTTTTAAAAGTTCTATCCAACTTTCATCAATATCAAAAGCAATATCTAAACTGTCTAGGATGATATATAAAGACATCATTACAGTCAAGTATATCAACGTCATAGGACGTGTATTTTTTGAGAGCCATGAATCTGATTTCATGTCTGATTCCCAACGCTTACTTACCTCTTGTAACTCAATCATATCAAGTTCTAAAAGTTTCATTGCTTTTTCTTTATCTTCTGGAGGTAGAATAGCAGGATCCTCTTTTTCAATTAGACCTTTAACTACACCTAATACTCCTGCATCAGGCAAAACATCCCCTACAATACCTAAAATTGCAGGTACTTTGTCGGTTAAAAATTTTCCAACCTTAGTGTCTTTGAATCTCTTTTTTGGTTTTTTATCACTCATCGCTTTCCCACCATTTAATATGTAACATTATAAATATAAAATATATATTTAACTCATAGCAATCATCTTCGTGATCCGGACAATAGAATGCCCATCCTAATAATGGACCAATCCTGAATCTTTCTGATATTGCAACTTCGAAACCTAAGTTATCGAACATATTTTTCTTGTATTGATTTATATTCTTCTTGAGCATCAAAGCAAGGACAACTTTTACTGGACCAATTATTATGACCAGAAACTTCTGCCCCTGGATAACTAGCACAAAGATAGCCAATCAAATACTCTAGACTATCTTTTTGTTCTTGTGTTCTTGTATCTTTTGCAATCCATTTACCATCTTCACCTCGTTCAGATTCCACTCCTCCGACATATGTAATACCAATGCTGTCTTTATTATGATTTTTAACATGAGCACCTGATTTTTCTATAGGTCGCCCAGGATTTATAGTGCCATCTAGTTGAACAACATAGTGATAACCAATTCCTGACCAACCTCTTTTTTTATGCCATGAATCAATTGTATCAACTGATATAGGCTTACCTTCTTGTGTTGCAGTACAATGCACAATAATTTTGTTTATCTCTCTCATAATTAATTATTGTTATTTCTCCAATTCTTTTTGTTTTTTAATTTAGATTTTGCTTGTGCAGCAGTCCATAATTTAGAAATAGCCATCTTATGTTTGCTCTGAGATCTACCTGAATAGGTTAAAATCTTATCATCCTGCTTTCCTCTACCATTTATATATTTTGTAAGAAGTTTATTAAACTCTTGACCGGTAGTTATTTGGTGTTGATAAAGTTCATCATCTGTAAGAGCCCTCATTTCCCTTCCTATTTTTATAGGTCTATTTTGAATCTTACCAGGATAAGCGTTGTATTTATCAATGAATTGCCATCTAGCATCTTCACCTCTTAAGCCCATCCAATGTGTGTAAGGAATTACTGTTTCACCAGGATAACTTTTAGATGTTTCACCAAATATATCTATTTTAGGTTGACCTGCTACTTGACTTAATCCGGCTGCATATAACAGAGCATTCTTTGCATCTCCTGCACTGTATGAACTTGGGTCAAGAATTTTAATCGTTTGTCTAAATAAATTTAGGTTTTGTGGTAATGGTCTCATTATAGTACCTCCTATAGATCTAACAGATGTTTTACCTATACGTTGTAATGTTTTCATTAAACTAGAATCACCAACTGTATTAGGATCGTACTGAGATCCTCTACCATCTACTTGACCAAAGACAGCCTCAGTCAATTCTTTTACAGAAGTAAGTACAGATGAATCCATAATTAAATTTGCTGAATTTGCGTAAGCAATAGTTAATCTAGACATCATATCATCAAACACTTCTCCTTTTCCTCCTGTCATCTTGTGAGTTTCCATATAATTACCTATGATGGCCAATGGAATTGCTAAAGGAACTATATTTCTATAATCCAAAAGCACATCACCAACTCTAAAAGAATATGGAGGTAGTTCAGCATTCTTCATATCGTTTCTAGTGTACATGTTAGAGTTGTTATAACCTCCACCGCTAACTTCAAAAAACGGATCATCATCGTCATCTTCATATGCCATTGCAGCAAGTGCTGCTAGACCCATAAATGACATTGTACCAAAGTATGCTCTAGACAATTGTTCGTCTCTCATTCTAGATCCTTTTTCACCTAAACCATCCTTAGCCATGTATGCTCTTGCTAAACCTATACCAGGTGTAACATCGATCATATATTCACCGATTGAACCAATAATACTTGTAAAAGGTACAAATGATTTTATGGCAAGTTTTCCACCAAATCCTATACTTTGTGAATTGGATGCTTGTCTAATTTTATCAGCGACCCAAGCAATAGGTTGAGCAAAACTTCCTGGTCTATTGTCTATAAACACCTGTGCATTACTAGCCAAGTTAGCGTCTGTAGCAATACCGTTTATTTCAGCCTCTTTCATGGCCTTCATGTATTCTTTAAACTCTTCAATGGTTCCATCGAAACCATCTTTTTTCTTCATTACCTCAAGTTCAGCATCTGATTTGTCAACAAAGTCTTCACTGTATTTTAAAGCAAGTGCTTCGTGCATTAATTCTCTTGCTCTAACAACTTCTATATTACTAAAATCAGTATCAGGATCAGCCTTACGCATTCTGTTTATTAAGGTTTCCATTTTATCTTGTGCGGTTCTACTAACTTCAGTTGCTAAGTATAAGTCTGATGCTCTCTGTCTTAATTGATTTTTAGGAACACCATCTTTTCTTAATTGATCTATCAGATAATTATAATATCTACCTTCATATCCAACTTTACTTATAAATCTATCAGTAGAATTTAACATTCTACCTACAAATTTATAATAGTTGTAAGGGTTAAAGTCTATAGGTTTTCCTTTTCTTGTTACACCAGGAATATTTAAATTTTTAAAATCTGTAGTTTCTAAAACATTGTACTGACCACCGTCTGGTGTGCTTTCAGAGTTCTGGTATTTATCTACTCTGGCTCCATTTTTCCAGATATCCATAGCCATGTTATAGCCTTGCTGCATACCTTTTTTATTTGTGCCAGAACCAATCTTTCTTATGAAATCAAAGTAACCACCTGTAAAGATTTTATCTATTCTAGACATTTCCATTAACGGTTGTAGCACAATGTTTGCACTACCTGATGTTACATTTAATACTTGCGTAGAAGCACCTGATAAAAGTGCTGCGTATTGCAAACCAAAAAAGGTGTCTTGCCATGTGTAAGAAGGTAATACTGAATCCATATATTTATACATAGATCTCATAGCAACATTAGCAAGTTCACTGTTAGCAGGAGCCGCTTTAATTATAGAGTGTAACTCTTCAATTTTTTTACGCTGTTCTGGTGATAGTGTTGTGCTTTCTAATTTTTGTTTACCTCCAAAAAGTCTGTGAATAAAATGGCCAATAGTTGTTTTTTTGTCCATGTTTTCATTAAACTTTTCCATTGCACGTTCGGTCCTGTCAATTAATGTAGCGGCTGTTTGTGCTGTCCAAGATCTTAATGCGGCAGAGGCTTGTCCTGAAAACGTAGCATCTTTTGCTAAAGCACGCTCGATCTGAGCCATTGTGTCTATAACAGAATCTAACTCTGCATCTGAAGCACCATCTGATCTTAATTTACTAACTTTTAATCCATAGTGATGAAGTGCTGCTTGTCTAGCAAGTTGAACTCTCGCTAATTCTTCTATTGTAGGATTTGCTTGAAGTAAGTCTTTTATAACCTGCTCGTTTTCAAACCCCCCTCTATTATTTATATCTTCAACTACTAGTTCCATGGTTTCTTTCATATCCATAGTCTTGTAATAGTTTGGGTTTCCATTTACCCAATCATAAACTTCTTGTTTACCTACATCGCTGTCTTTAGCATTTTCAATAGATCCTGTTTCAAAACCTCTTTGTCTGAACCCTTGAGATCCCATAAATTTATTAAGCAGCATTCTCGCTTCTTCAGTAGATATTTCTTTACCATCTACTCTTTGAGAATAAATCTTAATTGCGGGTATAAGTTTAGAAGGCACCATGCCTTGTCCACTTAATGTAGTAAGTAACTGAGTAAGTTGATCAGGTAGTTTTGCCTGATCTATTCTTCGGTGTTCAACTTGTGATATCGATCCGACATCATCTGTCTGTATAGTTCCAGAGAATCTGGATCTATCTGCTCCAACTGGGTTTCTTTGTGCATCGATATCTGAACTTGTTTCTGATTCAAGTCCTGATCTGCCTTTGGATTGGAAGTATTCCTTTGTGCGTGTTTTGCTAGTTCCTTTAAATATGTCTTTTGATCCATTTTCTATATTATTTAAAATTTCGTTATATTGATTATTGTGAGCAACGAAACTATCTACATAATGGTTGTAAAAGTATAAAACATTTTCGTTATTCTCTAAATTTAATTTAGTTTCTTGTGCATTATTAACCCAATCTACTGTTGCTTGGTTTAGATTTTCTTCAGTTATATCCTCTTCATTTTCAAAAACAAACTCTGGAACAAATTGATATTTAATACCTATAGCCTTATCGCCTGACTCGTTAGTTATTATAGTGTAACCAGATATGTTAGTTTTTACAGGACCAATTTGAACACCTTCCTTTTCTATATTGTCTTGTGCAAATTTAGTTGCTTCGTCAAAACTTAAAGGATTTACAAACTGTAATTCAACAGCAGGTCTAGCGTTTGGTTTTTTTGCTAACTCTCTCTCCATATTTTCAGGATCCATTCTCTCATCAATTGGTAACACCTCTGATAAGAATACAGACTCTTGCTCATGTTTTTTTGCTGAATCTAAGGCTCTTTTTAAAACAGGAATCATATCTTGATTCGAATCTACAATCATCTCAGCATCAAAACTTCTCTCAGGATCATTTAAATATTGTGATCTTGTTGTATTTACTTTTAAAGAAATTAAATCTTGTTCTCTTAAATCTTGTTCAATACTAACTCCCTCTGCTTTGAGCATTTCTAATCTGTCTTGATTTTCCAAAACAGGGTTTTTGTAATTTTTTCTTTCTGTGCTTAAACCTAAGTAGTATCTAGTTATTTCATTTTTTGAAGACTCATCTCTGAAGTCTCCTTTCTTGGCAGCAGAACCTTTTGACCACCCATTCTTTAACCATAGATCTTTCTCAGCAAACCATAAGTATGCTTGAAGATCATCCGGGTCCATGCCTAGTTTTTCTGAGGCATTAATTATAACCTCTTCGGCAAGTCTGTAGTCAGATATATTACCTGAGTTTACTAATGTTTCTTCGCTGACTCCATTTTCTGCACGTTCTGGAATTCTATATCTATCAATATTACCATCGTATATCATTCTTCTGATAGTACGAGCAGCCCATACATCAATAGTAGGATTAGTAGTTAAACCAACCACATTTTTATAAAAATTATTTGTTTTTGTTTTTTGTGTTTGCTTTAACCAAATACCCGCCAACACTTTAGCAGTAGCAGGACTATTTATACCATATCTTAAGTTAGGATTGTCTGTTCTATATAATACATTAGCCTTTGGCCATAGATTCAACAACTTTCTCTTTGTTGTTTCTATATCTTTTGGATCTGGATCTACATTAAATATTTTTGTGCTTTGACCTAAATTCTTTGCGGTGTTTATAGCCCTTCCTTTATACTCATTAAAGAACTGAGTTAGTTCTTCCTCATTTTCAAATTGTTCAACTCTGTCTATAAACTCTTTATAATCTTCTATATAAGAATCATAAGCACCATTTGAATAACCTTTAAGTGCTCCTAAAGCATATTTGTAATTGTTTCTAACATCTGTCTGTGCTGAGGTCGCCCCAATTAATCTACCAAAGAAATTTGTTCTACCACCAAATATATTTCTCATTTTAGTGTGTAGATCCTTATACCAACCCATTCCTTTTACTACCTCTTCTACAGTAGAATTAGCATTATACTCATCTACAATTTTATCACCAATCTGATTTACTTTTTCTGCAAGCGTACCTTCAAAATATTTCTCAAGACCATTAACCATGTTATATGATTCTTTTGCTAGTTTGACCTTTAACTTTTTACCTTGTTTTTGAAACTGATACTTTCCATCCTTCATTACAGGTTGAAGAGGTGATAGTGTTGGGTCATTTTGAAGCGTTTCTTGTAATGCTTTAAATTCTTTTATTGCTTCACGCTCAGGGTTTTTATATCTCTGTGCATCAATAGCATCTATATCTATGCTTTCTTTTTTAGAGTCTGGATCAATACTAGTAGCAGACATTATTTTTTCTGCACTAGAATTTATAACAGCGTCAAGACTGCTTGTTTTAATATCAAAGTCTGCGTCAGCCGGTACGTTTAAAGCAGATTTAATAATCTCTTTTACCTGTTCAATTACTTTATCAAACTGAGATTGTCTTTTAGGATCTTTAAATATTTTTGCTCCTTTTTCTCCAATAGCCTGAACAAGTGCTTCATTAAGTGCTCTATCTCCATAACCACTAGCAATTGCATCTTTATGAAACTTTGTACCTTTAATCAAAGCCATTGCTTTTTTATGAGCCTCTGGATTTACCTCAGCCAACATATCTTCCCATATATGAGCAAACTCATGTATAGGTGTATCAAGCGTAGCAAGTTTAGGGTTTATATAAATTTGATTTGTATTTCTATCTCTAAAGCCTTTGTTTTTTGCAGGATCTAATCCTCTGCTTTCAGCCTCTGCATTAAATACTTCTTGATCAAATTCTATTGTTGATCCTTTAAATACTCTTTGAAAATGGTTACCAATTTTTTCTATGTCTTGCATAGATTCATTAGTGTTTTCTAATTTTGGAGAAACAATATTATCTATAGCGTTTACAATAGATGTCTCTTCATCTTTAGAAACAGTAGTTTCTTGTTCGTTAAAAACTCTGATTCCTTTTTGACCTCTGTTATATGCAGCGGCCAATCGTTTCATACCATCTAAAACATTTCCTTCATTATCAATAACAGCAGGAGCATTTTTATTCTTGCCATCATATTCCATGTCAGGATTTTCATCCACAAACTTTTTAAATTCTTTGTTTGTTTCGTATAACGTTTCAAGAGAAGTTCTTTTCATTTTAAAAGTTCTACCCTGGATGTTATCTAGTTTAGTTTTTAAATCAGAATCTGTAGCACTATCTCCTATATTTTCTATTACAGAAACAACTTTACCTCCATCAACAATAGCACCTTGTTTAGGTATACCATTTTTGATTTCTGCTTTCTTTTCTTCTACAGTTGGTTCCGCAGACGTTTCTGCTTCAGGTGCTGTAGGTGCATTCATAGAATTATAAACAACATCAGCCAACTCTGTAATCTCGTTTATTTTAACCCCTGAGTCTTTTAATGGCTTAACTATAGTTTCATATACTTTAGCCTTTTCTAACATGCCTTGGGCAGTTTCCTCAGTGAACTTAGGGTTCTTTTTACTTAATTCTTTTTGTACAGATTTTTCAAAATTTGCATAATCCAACCCTGCTGTAGTCCATGCTTCTTTTTCTAATTGAGAAGAAGAAACTCCTAGGTTAGGACTAGCCATTAAAGTAGTTGCTGTTGCAGTAAGAATTAACGTATTTGTAAACTCTTCCTTAGACATAAACTTATCTACACCATATACTGGATTTGGAGAGTTTTGATCATACTTGTATTTTTGGTAATTCTCAAATCCTCCTTGCACTAATTCTTCTATTTCCTCAGATCCAACTTCTTTTAAATATGCTTTTGTTCCTGCTTTGATTGCAGCCTGTCTGCTTCCTGATGATGCTAAGGTTTTTACCGCTTCGTTTGTCGCTTTGTTTCTTATACCCATCATAGCACCAACACCTTTTCTTGCTAAAGGGTTATTAAATAAAGCACTTGTACCACCAGTAACAAGGCCTATACTTAATGCCATTGCTTCAGCATCTTCTGGATCTACTCCTAATTCTCTGGCTTCTTTGTTTGTAGTATGGTATGCTTTAAAGAATTGGTCACCCCCCATTACAGCACCCGCTGCTAGAGATCCACCACCTGTGTA